TTGTTGACCTGAGCCAGCTCGCCGCGCCTGACGTCGTGGAAGAACTGGACTATGAGACCATCCTGAGCGAACGAAAGGCGACGCTCATCTCGCTTTATCCCGAGGAACAACAGGAGGCAGTCGCGCGCACATTGACGCTCGAATCAGAGCCGATTGTTAAGCTACTGCAGGAAAACGCCTACCGGGAAGTTATCTGGCGACAGCGCGTCAACGAGTCCGCGCGTGCGGTCATGCTGGCCTACGCCACCGGCGCAGACCTCGACCAGATAGGCGGAAATTACAACGTCGAGCGCCTTGTCATCACGCCTGCAGACGATACGACGTTACCGCCGACGCCTGCCGTGATGGAGTCGGACACCGACTACCGGCTGCGCATTCAGCAGGCTTTTGAGGGGCTGAGTACCGCAGGCTCTACCGGCTCCTATCAGTTTCATGGCCGCAGCGCTGACGGGCGGGTCGCCGATATTTCGGTCATCAGTCCCGCGCCTGCGTGTGTCACCGTGACGGTGCTGTCCCGTGAAAATAACGGCGTGGCGTCTGACGAGGTGCTCGCTATCGTGCGCACCGCGCTGAACGATGAGGACGTCAGGCCGGTCGCTGACCGCGTGACCGTGCAGTCGGCGAACATTGTCGACTATAAAATCACCGCATCGCTTTACCTTTACCCCGGTCCCGAAAGCGAGCCGGTGCTCAGTGCGGCGAAAACTAAGCTGCAGGCGTATATCACCGCGCAGCACCGGCTCGGGCGCGATATCCGCAAATCTGCGATTTATGCCGCGCTCCACGTCGAAGGTGTGCAGCGCGTCGAGCTGGCCGAACCGGTGGCCGACATCGTGCTCGATGACACGCAGGCGTCATGGTGCAGCGAGTACAGCGTGACTATCGGGGGCAACGATGAATGATACCCGCCTGCTGCCGGTGGGCTCGTCGCCGCTTGAGGTGGCGGCTGCGCGCGCCTGCGCTGAGATTGAAAATACCCCCGTTCCGCTGCGCCGTCTCTGGAGCCCCGATAACTGCCCGGCAAATCTGCTGCCGTGGCTGGCGTGGGCGTTTTCCGTTGACCGCTGGGATGAGAACTGGCCGGAGGCCACAAAGCGGGATGTGATCCGCGCGGCGTGGTTTATCCATGCGCACAAAGGAACGATTGGGGCTGTGCGTCGCGTGGTGGAGCCGCTCGGCTACCTGATTAACGTGTCCGAGTGGTGGGAAACCAACGACCCGCCCGGCACGTTTCGCCTCGATATCGGTGTGTTAGAGACCGGCATCACCGAGGAAATGTATTACGAAATGGAACGGCTCATCGCGGATGCCAAACCAGCCAGCCGCCACCTTATCGGCCTGACTATCATTCAGGACATTCCCGGCAACCTCTACACCGGAGCCCTGACCTATGACGGCGACATCATCACGGTTTATCCCGGATAAGTGAGAGAACAATGACAGTGAAATACAAAACGGTCATCACCAAAGCCGGTGCAGTTAAGCTGGCCGCAGCGACCGTCCCGAATGGTAAAAAAGTGAATTTTACGGCGATGGCCATCGGTGACGGTGGCGGCACGCTGCCAGTGCCTGACCCGAACCAGACAAAGCTCGTCAAAGAGGTCTGGCGTCACGCGCTGAACAAAATCAGCCAGGACAATAAAAACAAAAATTATGTCGTTGCGGAGCTGCTTATCCCGCCGGAGACCGGCGGTTTCTGGATGCGTGAAATGGGGCTTTATGATGATACCGGCACGCTGATTGCGGTCGGTAACATGGCCGAAAGCTACAAGCCAGCGCTGGCAGAGGGGTCAGGCCGTGCGCAGACCGTGCGTATGGTCATCATGGTAAGCGACATCGAATCAGTCGAGCTGACCATCGACACCTCAATGGTGATGGCAACGCAGGACTACGTTGACGACAAGCTCGCGGAGCATGAGCAGTCCCGCCGGCACCCTGACGCCACGCTCACAGCAAAGGGTTTCACGCAGTTAAGCAGTGCGACCGACAGCACGTCTGAGAGCGTCGCAGCAACGCCGAAAGCGGTAAAGGCGGCGTATGACCTTGCTAAGGGGAAATATACGGCTCAGGACGCCACCACGACGCAAAAGGGTATCGTCCAGCTCAGTAGCGCGGTAGACAGCGCGTCTGAGAGCGTCGCAGCGACGCCAAAAGCGGTTAAAGCGGCTAACGATAATGCAAATAGCCGTTTACCGCTTGCGGGCGGCTGGCTGACAGGTGGGTTTGGAATTAAAACCTCTATTGGCAGCGTGTCGTTTGGGGTGGGTAACTCTGATGTGTATATCGCTAACGGTGCGTCGAATAAGTTTCTGCAACTGAAGCATACGGGCGAGCTGAAGTATGACGACAAGGCTATCTACCATGAGGGGTATAAGCCCACGGCTGACGATGTCGGCGCGTTACCAGTTAAAGGTACAGCGGAAGCCGCAAATAAACTCGCCACCGCGCGAAAAATTGCAGGTGTGGATTTTGACGGCACCAAAGATATCAGCCTGAAAACCTCGAATCTGGATGATGCGGGCACGGCGGCTAAAAAAGATGCGACCACCTCCCGCACAGATACCACCGACGGGCGAGTCTTACAGGTCGGTGACTTTGGTGTGGGTGCGGTGGCAGGTGTCAGTCTGACTGATGCTAATAATATCAATTTTAATGGTTTTTTCAGAATGAGCGCCGAGGGTGTTCATGGCCCGGTTGCGAATAAGGCCTCTGAGCTGATTCATTGCCAGTACGACCAGAATACTGGTCGACAGATTGGCTGGCGTGCAGGTAGCCCGGAAGAGCCACTGCGCCACCGGACAAAAATTAACGGCCAGTGGCAGGGCTGGATTAAGCTTTACGATTCAAATAACCCGCCCACGGCTGATGAAGTCGATGCCGTTTCAGCGTCAAAGGGGGGCACTTTCCTGAAAGAGGTCGCTTTCTCTGAAGGCGTGAAAATCAGGAACGCAACGGGGATTTATCAGGGCGAGGATAGCGCAGGTTTTTCCAGTAATAACCTGATGCTGAAATCATGGAACGGTATCGGATTCTATTGCACCCTCACCGGCAGTGAGGGCGTCACGGTCTTTGTCGATACCCGTGGTGGGCATGTGGAGGCGAGAGGCCAGATTAAGCCGGGTAGCTATGAGAATTTCGATAACCGTTTTTATACCAAGTCGCTGGCTAACAGCACTTTCCAGAAGGTCAATACCGCATCGAGAGGGTCGCGCGGATGGTTTAAAGATTCCAACACGGGAATGATATTTCAGTGGGGGATTGAGAGCGTTAGCGGGGCAACCACGCGAACATTAAGTTTCCCGGTTTCGTTTCCGACTGGTTGCGCATCGCTGACGGTATCAAACAACATCGAGCGAACGGCTGGCGAAAACTCAATGACGGGATTTATTAAATCGGCATCACAATATTCCCTGTCAAATACTGCCGCAACAGATCGCCAGTTATGCTGGTTTGCAATTGGTTATTAGGAAGATAAAAGATGAATTATTATTTTTCGAAAACAACGCTGGGTTTTTATTGCGACGAGGTGAATAAATCCACTCCTGCTGATGCCGTGGAAATCAGTGAAGAATCATACTTTTCGCTGCGTGAGGGGCAATCCACGGGCAAAGTGATTGCTGCTGACGAGGCCGGAAACCCCATTTTAGTCGACCCGCCGGAGCCCACGCCCGATGCGCTCATTGCACTGGCTGAAGAAACCCGGACTGCATTGATGGCTGAGGCTAACGCCAGAATCACGCCGCTGCAGGATGCATACGAGCTCGGGATTGACACCGGGGAAGAGGCTGAATTGCTCACCCGCTGGAAGCGTTACCGCGTGATGTTAAACCGACTCGATATCAGCGCGGCGCCATCAATAGAATGGCCTGAAAAACCAGTCTGACCTGAGCCCTCCACCCGGAGGGCTTTTGTTTGTTGTTTCATTCCCCCACCAACGGCATTGCATCGCACCCGTGCTGCACACAACAGAAAATAGTCGCACCCCTTAACCACGGAGTTAAACAGATGGGCGACTATCATCACGGCGTCGAGGTCATTGAGATTAACGATGGCACGCGCACCATTTCCACCGTCTCGACGGCCATCATCGGCATGGTCTGCACGGCCAGCGATGCTGACGAAAAGACGTTTCCACTTAACGAGCCGGTGCTGATTACCAGTGTGCAAACAGCTATCGGTAAAGCCGGTAAAAAAGGCACGCTGTCAAAATCCCTGCAGGCCATCGCCGACCAGTGCAAGCCGGTCATTGTGGTGGTGCGCGTTCCCGAAGGTATCGACGACCCGGAAGACCCGGAAGCGGCGCAGAAAGAAACCATTTCCAACATCATCGGCACGACCGACGAAAACGGCAAATACACCGGGCTGAAAGCGCTGTTAACGGCGAAAACCGTCACCGGCGTTAAGCCGCGCATTCTCGGCGTGCCGGGACTGGATACGCAGGAAGTGGCGACCGCGCTTGCGTCGACCTGTCAGAGCCTGCGCGCGTTCGGCTACGTGAGCGCGTGGGGTTGCAAGACCATTTCCGACGCGATCGCCTATCGGGAAAACTTCAGCCAGCGCGAGCTGATGGTCATTCACCCTGATTTTCTGGCATGGGACACCACGACGAACGAAACCCAGACCGCATGGGCGACCGCCCGCGCGCTCGGCCTGCGTGCCAAAATCGACCAGGAAACCGGCTGGCACAAAACGCTCTCTAACGTCGGCGTGAATGGCGTCACCGGCGTCAGCGCCTCGGTGTCATGGGATTTGCAGGAGAAGGCCACCGACGCCAACCTGCTGAATCAGGCCGGGGTGACAACGCTCATCCGCAACGACGGCTTTAAGTTTTGGGGCAACCGTACCTGCTCAGATGACCCGCTTTTCCTGTTTGAAAACTACACCCGCACGGCGCAGGTGCTGGCCGACACGATGGCGGAGGCGCACGCCTGGGCGATTGATAAACCCGTTACTGCAACGCTCATCCGCGACATCGTCGCCGGTATCAATGCGAAATTCCGCGAGCTGAAAAACAACGGCTATATCGTCGACGGCACCTGCTGGTACGACCCGGAGTCAAACACCGTGGAAACCCTGAAAGCCGGGAAGCTGTATATCGATTACGACTACACCCCCGTC